GTCCGCTTCTTGATGCATCCCCCAAACATAAACGCGGCAGCGTCCTCGTTGCATCGGATCCTGGTTATCAATAACCGTACCTCTTAATAATGACATATTTCGTTAGCTCCTTAACTAGTATTATGAGTTTAATATTTAATTGATGATTTTGTTATAATAAACATACTCAAAAAAAAAAATTTTTTTTCATAGTTGTAAAGTTTTGGTTACCGAAACTCAAAAGTTTCAAAATAAAAAATCTCGAAATTCTCGATTGTACACTATAGTGTAAGTTTCGAAGATATCGAGATTTTATTAGTGATTAGATGTTGTTTATTATAATAAAACATACAATAAAAATATTCGAATGCTCACTTGCGGTGAAGTTTCGAAAACTTTTTTAAACCCTCAAAGTTTTGGTTACCGAAACTTGTCACCCTAGAAAACAAAAAAGCGAGAATACCAGACTCCAACAAAGTTGGAATCATAATGGTAATTCTCGCAATACTCAGGAGGTATTCTGTATTATGTTTTGAGATTTCGTTATTTTACGGTTAAATTACGTTACACGTCGTCCGGGAGGTCTTTAACTTGTAAGAAGTCTCTTACCGGATCGTAAGTAATCTCATCTCCGTCGATCTTCTCTAATCGAACTAATCGATTCCATCGTGCAATTCGCATAGCTGGAGTCATCCAGTCATTTCGACGATCGTCGGTATCTGGGAGATATAATTGATCACAAACAATTTTGTTCTCTAAATAATCTTCCGCTCTTGCGCCGAGTTTAATCAATTCGTCAATTTGCGGTTTAGTTAAATTATCAAACTTTTTAACCCAGTTAGCATCCGGTAAAGGTAATAATCCTTTACGAGCTTGTTTTACGATGAACGCCGCATCTTCCATTTTCTTAACTTGATTTAATCCGTGTTTAACTAATTCATCAAAGTCAAAAGTTACCGGAACATCTGTAGGTTCATAATCTAAATGCCATTGCTGTTCTTTTAAAGTCGGATCAAACAATTCTTGTTCGCGTCGTTTAGCTTCAAATTCTTCCCGACGTTTATGGAATTCTTCTCCGAAGACTTCCTTGTGTTGAGCTCGATTTGCAGGCTGTAGCTCATTGCTAAACATCGCTAAATCTTCTAAACCGGCTTTTCTTCGCTTATCGCGAATTTTCTTTTGCTCTTCTAATTTGATAAACTCTTCTTCAGCTCGCGGAGCCCCAAAACTCGCAAACACGGCTTGTTGTTCAATCATATTGTCTAAATGACCACGACCGGTTTGTTTGTCGTGTTCATAACGCGCATCGAATTTTTTCGTCATATTGTTCAACAAGGTTTGTTGACGTTGTTCGCGATCTTTACCAACTTCTTTAGTTTCTTCTTGAGCTCGCTCTAATTTCTCCAAAGCTTCAGTCAATTTAGAAGAGCCTAAAGCCCATTGACGCATGACGCCTTCAACCCAACGATCTTCTTGAGTTTTCTTCTGATATTGTTGACGCCATTTGATCGCTTTCTTAAACAATCCAACTTCTAAACCTTGATCTTTGAATTCCAATTCGAGTTCTTTTTGTTCGGTTTTAAGTTGCTGCATTCTAGTTTGAATGTTCATCCAGCGTTCCGCAAACTCATCAAAAGATTGTTTAGCTTCGCGCTCTTGCTCAAGAACTTGACTTACAGTTTGACCTTCCTCGTTAACTCCAAATTCGTTAAAGGTGGTCATAGCGTGCTGACTTGGAATTTTGTTACCTAAGTCATCAATCGTGTAGAATGGTTGATCAAACTGAGAACTGTTGATCTCTACAGATGGCGCTTTGCCGTGTGTAAACACAAGGTCTTCCAATTCACGAGCCTCTGGGTCTTTGGCTAGTTGCTCTTCGCTAAAGAAAGTATTTTTGGTATGAAGTTCGTGTACCGGAACTACTTTAGGTTTTAGTAATTCCGGATCTTTTACATTTGGTAGATCCAAATCTAAGTATTGTAAGTCCTGCATAATTCGTTGCTCCCGATGATTTATAATTTTGATTTAATGTAAATTTTTGCTTGAATAGATGATTTAATATTATAACTAAATCCTTTATTACTTAATCTAACAATATCATTATAGTCCTTAACATTAGAAAGATCAACTGAATTTTGCAAACTATTTGCAATTATTTCTAAAATTTTCCAGTGTTGAGTTCTTGGATTGTTTAGATGGGCTAGCATCCCTTTATAACCCGCAGAATCTCGGTCAAAGCACATGACCACTTCGAAATCTTTCAGCGCTTCTTGCATTTCCGCGGACGCGGCGATTCCTAAAACCGCTCCTACGTTTTTGAAACCAAAGAGTTCTCTCAGGCTCAGCGCATCAAAGATACTTTCCGCTAGGTAAACTGGCTCGCCATCTTGTTGGATATCCAACCAAAATTTTTGAAGAGTATCATCCACCAACCAGATGTAGAATCTTTTCTCTTGTAAGAAACGAATCCAAACTCCTTGTAGTTGCCCAATTCTGTTGCGCATTGGAACTACAATACATTCCGGTAATCGATAATCTTTACCTCGATAGTTGAACGAACCTTCGAAGTCATAACATTCGAAGTTTGTCGACAAACCACGAGATTTCAGATATTCTCCGGCTGGAGAGGTTTCAGTTACCTTGTTTTGCAACAACGGACTAAACTTCGATCTTTGAATCATTAACCGAAGGTTACGTTTGAAAGTTTCTAATTTTGCGGAAATATCCATTCTTCTACCTTATTTGATAAGACCTAATTTGCGGAAGTGCTCTAACATTTTGTGGAATGTATCTTCTAATTGGGTTGTTTTGGTAATGGCAATACCTTCTTCATACTCCTGGATTAACCAAAAGAATGCACCATATTGAGATTCATCCATTTCAGATGTCTTAACATCTAAAGTGATCTCCGCTAAAACAAACTCTTCATCTAAAACCGGTTCGTAAACGAAATATGTCACTACACCACGATCCTCAGATATACACAAATCAGCATCCTGCGTTAAACGCAAAATTCCGTGGTTCCAATAAACATCTAAAGTTCTAACCCCTTCTGGTTTGTAAGTAGTAACGTTGTTCATTTTTGAATCTCCTGCGATTTAATGTATTTCTTAATTTTCTCTATTATAGTGCATTCAAAATCGAAAATCAACTGAATTCACACATTTCAAAAAAAAAAAATTCTAAAGCTCTCGAGTTTTGGTGACCGAAACTTTAACATTTCAAAATAAAAAAATCTCCGCGATTGCGGAGATTGTTTAGTATAATGCAATGTAAATTTATTAAGCGATGGTATCTAAGAATTTATCTAAATCTTTAGATTGTTCTTTGTGAAGAATTTGAGCTTCAGTTAAACCGGTAGCGTCTACTACCTCTGCAGATTTTGCGCTTTGCGCAGTAGTTGCCGGAGCATCGCGGAACATTACGTAATCTAATTTTTGTTGAAGCTCTTCATAAGATTTGTAAGCTTCTGGTTTTAAGAAGTCGTCTAAAGGATAGCAATTTTCCTTGATAAAGGCAACGGCTTCTTCTTTAGAATCAAACACTGAAGTCACTTGGTCCACTACTGAAGATTTTGAATAGCCGAGGAACCCGGTAGACTCTTTTGCCGATACCAATTTAAAGTTATGACCTTGTAAAGGATTGAATAAAGCTTTTGGCTCTGCCCCTAATGCGCGGTCCGCGTCTGATGGGAACATCGCATTTTCTAACATTTGTTTAAGACTCTGGGACATGTCTAGTAAGAAAACTTTTCCCTCATTCTCTGGTGTTGCTGGATCCTTAATAACAAGAATGTTTGCATAATAACGCGTTTGACGCGCGAATTTGCGAGCTTCTTCTTTCTTACCTTGTTGCCATAAATCAGCCCAAGCTTTGTGGAATGGATCAGGTTGGTTAATGTTTTGTGGAGATAACTCAGAAACCCAACGACGATCGTTACCTTTCTGGTTGTTTACATTAATTTTCCAAATCTGTTGAAGCATTTTTAAATTCGGATCTGGGAGGAAGCGAATAATTGCCGCACCATTACCGTTTTCATCACGTTTTAATTTGTAAAAACGATTGTCAGCCCCGTCAGTTTTCTTTTCACCGAAAACGTCAGCTGGGTTGGATGCTAAATTGTCAAAATCGAATGATTGAATGTCCATAGAATTTTCCTCTTATTAGGTTAATTGAATTGTTTGCGTAATTGAATTTAATTACAAGATTATAATATAATCACTTCAGTAATTTGTCTACTAATTTTTAAATCTTCGAATCATCCGCTCCGCGGAATGATTGTGGTATTTAACCTTCAAATACCTCAGCAACCTTCAGTACAATGTAGGTATTCACAGAGCTCCAGGAATTTGGAGTTGTGTTTAAAGACAGGATTCCAAAATTTGGATTTTTCGATCCACTCTTTC